CATAGACATTGGAGTTCCTACACAGTAAATTGACGAACCTGGGTCCATCATCGGCATAACGACTTTACGAAGCCATGACCGTAACTGGGATAGGTTTAAATCCTTTTTTGCATCTAAGAGTACGTCATCAAGTGCTACAATCGCAGGGTGTTCACCACGAATAGCAGAACCAACAGAAGAACAGCGAATTACTGCCCCGTTGGTAAAGAACAGTTCTAATTTACCACCTTTCTTAGAATCAAGATACCTTGACAGTTCCTTGTGCTTTGTTAAATCGTTACGGATTTCACTAAGACGGCGAATAGCAGTATCACGACTGGCAGAAAACAACCAAACTTGCAAAGGTTCACCGTTAAACTTCTCAAAGAGACATTGGTGAAGTAATTTTACTCCGAGCGTAGTCGATTTACTATGCGAACGAGGAGCGATAATACAAACCCTATGAACATGACTTCCCTTCCTGTTTTTATACATTTCCATCCATTCGCCAATGTGAGTTCCCGAAGCGTAACCTAACCATCGGTAAAAGTATAATACATCATTTCTTGCCCGTTCAAAGGACAATGCTCGTTTTACTTGTGTCATAATTCATCACGTATTGTTTTATAGGTAGGTTCCATATTGCGTTTACACATATATTGTAGTACATTAAAATCACTTTGGCGCAAGAGCGCGTTTTTGACAATACGGACAGACCATCGTTAAAGCCTTTTCTTTAGGAAGGTGTTTACTTTCCCATCCACACGACTTACAAACGACCCATTCTCTATTCATAACGAACCACTCTCATAGTACCGCAGTACACCAGTTTCTTTTGTTTTTTACACCAAACCTTGTGAGTGTTACTTCTCCATATTGCTTCGTAGTCACAATTGTTACATTTTCGTTTTTTAGCCATCAAGTGCCTTCCGTATCGGGGAGTTTTCATTGGTGTTGCCATCAATGCTCACCAACTGGCGCAAAGAGAGAACCTATGACTCCCTTTTCTTTGTCAATGATGTGTGCGGCTAAACCCGCCTTAGATTCAACGTAGCCTGCTCGATAGTGATAGCGGTCATGACCTGCAAGAGAAGGTAATTGTATAACCATACAACCTTTTGTTTCGTTAATCTTTTGATGATGCAAATGTCCATGAAACCAAGTACGATGTTCGCACTTGCCCCATAGTTCTCTTTTTTCGTTGCTCATAACAGAAGGCAAATCCATTTTTTTATCGCCGTGAGTAAAACCAATAAGGTTGTTACCATATTCAACATATTGTCGAGTCATAGGAGACACAATAACTTCACAGTCGTCAATGTTTTCGTAAACTGCGCTTAGATACATCATAAGGGCAAATGCGCTCATTCTATCGTGATTACCTGGCATGAATACAACTTTGACAGGAGACACACTTCTGAGAAGGTCAATGTGTTCACGAGCAAGCATACATCCAGTCATTAGGATTTGAGCAGGGCTTCCACACATATCTTGAGGTGTACCCTTTGTTGTTGTACCTGTATCTGTATCAACGTGGAACCAATCTGAACCAGTAGCCACAATTATCTCTTCGGGCTTTCCAGGAAGTCTTGAAATCAATTCTGTTGTCTTTTCCATAAGTCGGTATCGAGCAGTTTCAAAATCATACTGTTCACCAACCTCATCAACCCAACCTAACTTACCCCAATGGAAGTCAGTAGGACTTACAACCAACGAGTAATCATGTTGTGAAGGTTCTAACTCAAATGGTGTTACTTCGGGAAGTTTATTAGTTATTAACTCACGAAACTCACTAAGCAAACTATCTTCAAACATACGGAACTTTGTTGCGTCATCTTCTATCTGCTTCCACTTTTTGTTTTCAAAACCTTTGTGTAGTTCACGTCGTCGTCGAAGAAGTAAATCCTCGACTAATTGTTCGGGAGTAGAATCGACAACCTCTTCATCTGTGTAGGGGTCCATGTCATGAGTCCATCCATGTCTGCGCCGATATTCGTCAAACCATGCACGAGGTATGCCGAATTCACGAGATATTTCATTGATTGATGCCGCTTTACCTACCATGCCCGAATACGCTTCTTTCATGGCTCTGTGCTTAGAACCTTCAACAGAAATCATATCCCCTGCTACTGATAGGTAAGTAATGTAGACATCGTTTACAGTATCGTAAAAATATGCGCTATTCAATGCAACAGTTTCGTTTACGACTGGGGCTTCGGGTTTATCCGCCTTTCTGTCGGGATTAGAGTGTAGCCACTTTCTAATAGCCATTTCCCAACCCTTTACTGTTCTATTGTCATTCATAGCATGAAAGTCTCTTGCATTAGCAATGACGGCTTTTTGGTTCTCAAAGTTTCTGTCGATAAATGAGTTTGTTTCATCTGTTATCGCTTTTCGCATATTTATCTCTAATATCACAACCCTTTATTAAAGTGTATTACTTTCAGTAACTTCAACCTCTACTGAAAGAATTAAATTAAGAGCAGTATAGCGGTTTAGACGAATTCTTTTATTTCTTCATAGATGTTTATTGGGCTTTCTTCATTTCTTACTATTACTTCTTTTTCTTACATCCCTATGAAAGAATAAAAGAATTAACTCAAACCAAGCAACGTAGTCTTATTTTATTCTTTTTCTCGACACGTAATTAACTGAAACAATTAAAGCATACGATGAAATGACATCAGTAGAATGTTTGTTACATGATAGTGGAGGGATTTAGAGAATGGCCTTTGAGTTACGTTACGGAGGCGCAATCACAATTGCTTTATTTGTCCTTGAAGCATTGTTTTGGCTCTTTGCTGGTAATAGAATTTTCAGATATTTGAAGAAAAGAAAGAACCATTAAAAGACAACCCGTATGTGGGTAACTTATGCCTGATTGGTGGCCGTTCTCTAAAAATGTCAAAGCAGATGACAAACCGCAGGTTCGTGTAGGGTCCAATGTTCCTCTATCAGTAGCCGCAGGTTTGCCTAACATTATGCAAGATACTGACAAACTACAATCATCTACAAACTATGATAATGAGTTTGATATGTTTGATGCTATGGTCAAATTAGACCCCGAACTCAACGGCGCAGTTCGTAGCGTAGCACTAACCGCTAACAACTACATTATTAACTACACTAAGGCCAAGAACGCACGAATACGAAACGGCATCATGATGCTTGTTGAACAAATTGACCTTGATGACATACTTATCAATGCTATGCGTAACTTGATGGTATATGGTAACGACGTAAACAAATTAGTTGGTCGTGCAGGTGTAGGTATTACAGATGTTCAAAACCTCCCAATCAAACAAGTAACTATTGTAGACCAACGTGGAGCAAAAGGAATACCGTTTGTTGCCGACGAACAATCCTACATTATGACAAATGACTACTATCTACTACGTGAAGGTTCAGTAAACCCTATGATATTCCCTAAGAGAGAAGTTATGCACTTCCGAATTGATTACCGTAGTAACTGGTTTACAGACCAAAAATCACGAGATACATACGGAGTATGGGGAGCGTCTCGTTTCACGTCTCTAAAGCAGGCTATACGTGCAAAATACAACAGTATGAACAATCACATCGCTCTTGAAGATGCACTCACCAAGCAATTTATCACAATTGACAAGTCGGCTATTGAGCATATTACAGACCCCGACGAACAGTATGAACGATTAGGAAAGATTATGGATGAAGTAATCAGTCTGTTTGAAAATCTACGTGGCGACCAAATGCCAATCCTTCCATCCTACGTTCAACTACACCACGTAGACCTCAACAATACTATTCCCGATAATAGCGGCTTCCTTGATATGGTTGCTTCTAACATAGCGGCTGTACTTCACGTACCACGAGTGGCCGCAGGTCAAGAGCAAGGTTCAACCTTTGCCGCAACTTACAACGCTAATATGTGGTCGTTCCAAGCAATCACTCGACTTCAACACGTTGTCAAGCAAGAAATCATGAAACTGTTTTCGCATCACCTTGAATTGCTCGGAGTGGAGCATACAATCAAAGACCTTCCACCACTTGAGTTTTCACCAGTAGCAGACGAGTCGGCATTAGACTCTATGAAAAGAGCAGTTATGGGTTATCAAGCAGGTATAATTACTCTCAACCAAGCACTTGAAATGGTTAGTCTTCCCGAAGAAAGAAGTGCTAATGATAGAATAGAAAAATCATCAAAACCTACTATGGGTGAATTGCCAAGAACTAACGAGCAAGACACAAATAATGAAAAGACACTTTGATAGTGGAAGAACACGAGGGCGATTAGCATGACGAAACAACAAAGAAAACAAACTCAATCTTTTAATGACCAAATGGTAAAAAAGACAGTATTGCCTGCAATTTACCTTTGGCTTCTTGCCGCAGGCACAGTAGTCGCTATGGGCATATGGAAGCCAAGTGTAGTTTTACCTAACATTGAAGGATTTATTGCACTTATCGCTATCATTGGTGGTGTAGCCGCCCCTGCTTTGCAGACGGTACTCCGTATGTGGGAATCTGAACAAAGCATTGAAATTGACAATATGCCTGCTGAACTGAAACATTCACGAGAAACTTCTTCTATCCAGCAAGAGCATAGTATTGACTTAGAAAAGAAAGCACAAGAACACCAACACGTTGTTGAAAAACACGAAACTGGTTTTTCTAAGATTGTACCAATTAAAGAAAGGAAGTGATTTAAATGCCAAACATAGAAGACGAAGAATTAGTTGAAGCGGCTGAGTATCAAGGAAAACAAGTTACTCTTGGTAAACCATTTAGAACTCAAGGCGGTACTAAAAAATTCGCAGTATATGTCCGTAACCCAAGTGGTACGGTAATCATTGTACGTTTTGGCGACCCTAATATGGAAATCAAGCGTGATGACCCTAAGCGAAGAAAAGCATTCAGAGATAGACATTCATGTTCTGAAAAGAAAGACCGTACAACACCAGGTTACTGGTCGTGCCGTCAATGGTCTACAAACAAAGTAGAGGCATCCTATGATGAGATATGGGAGCAGAACGAAGGAGAAGTTATCGAAGGTATTGAAGAAGTCATTGAGGCTTCTCATGAAGATGACGAACCTTGTTGCGGAGGGTGTGCCAAACACGCAGAAGCAAAAGAAATCCGAAAGGATGTATATGATAATCCAGGTGAAGCCACAGGTCGAGCCAAAGAATTAGGACTGGAAGGTATTCACTCTCACGAAGAAAACGGAAGTAAAGTGTTTATGCCAGGTAAGACTCACGAAGAGTACAAAAAGAAAACAGGTAAAGAACTTGCTTCGTATGATGATGAAGATGAAGAAAAAAATGCTTCATACGACAAGAAAAAGATGTCGGCATCTGAATGTGGTATTGGTGAAGAGTTTATTGATGGTAAATGTCGTGTAGTCAATGTTTACATGGATTTGAACATTGCATCTGCCAGTTCTATTGTTGAAGCCTCAACAGGTAAGACATACATACAAATCAAAGGTATTGCATTTCACGAAGGTATGAACAAGAACAATTGGTCATTGACTCGTAACGGTGCAGAAAAGGTACTTCCTCAAATGGTTGGTGCTGACCTAACACTCAATCACCCTAAAGCAAAGCACGTTGGTTTTGAAAGAAACATGGATGGTGGGGTAAACGAAGCAGTTGTTGGCCGAGTTATCGAAGCAACAATTACAGACGAAGAAGATGGTAAGTACAATGTAAGGTATGTAGCCAATGTCGAAAGACCCGAATTGTTTGAAGCAATTGAATCAGGTTTATGGATGCGACCAGGATATGGAGTATCTATTGGTGGCTTTGGTGTTCCTGTCAAAGCAGATGATGATGGGTTGGTGTTTGACGACGACTTTACGTTTGACCATCTTGCTATCGTTCACAAGCCTGCGTACAAAAGAGCAAACATTGAAGAAATGAAAAAGGTTCAAGTTGAATC